GAGGTCGTGGAGTGGTACCAGCAGTTTCGGCCCAAGGAGTTCAAGATTCGCTACGGCGTGCAGGGTTTTGCCACACAGCGCGTGCGGCAGGTGGACGGCGCCGGCAATCCCGCCTTCGACAAGAAGACCGGGCAGCCGGTCTTTGAGACGCGCAAGCACGTGCTGGTGGCGATGCGCAAGACGCATCTGACCGTGCTGCCCAACGGCTCGGAAATCTGGGAGGACGGCAAGGGTCCGGAGACGCTGGACGAGGGAGGTGACGAATGAGCGGCGAGGCCACAACTGCCACCGCCACCACGGCTGCAACCACTACGGCGGCAACGACCGAAACTACGGCCACAATAGCCGAGCCGTTCTACAAGGACCTCATCATCTCCGACGGCAAGATCAACGAGAAGTCGTGGGAACGCCTGCCCGACCATCTCAAGCCGCACGCTGACACCTTCAAGAAATACAAGACCGTGGACGAACTGTTCGCGGGCTTCGGCAACCTCTCGCATCTGGCCGGCAAGAAGGCGCTGGCCCCGCTGCCCGAGAACGCCCCGCCGGAACTGAAGGCGGAACGCGACCGGCTGCTGGACTCGCTCATGGAAGTGCCGGACAAGCCCGAGGGTTACGGCTTCAAGCGCCCGGATGATCTGCCCGAGGAAGTCTGGGACCCGGAGTTTGCCGGGGAGGCCGCGAAGATCATGCGCGAGGAGCACATGGGCCGCAAGGCCGCGAACCGGCTCCTTGAACTCAACATCAAGCAGGCGCGGGCCGGCATCGCGGAGGCGCAGGCCCGCATGGCGGCCGAGGCGCAGGCCGAGGAAGGCAAGCTGCGCGAGGCGTGGCCCGCCGACCAGTATGACCGCAATCTGGCGCTCGTGACCCGGCTCATCGCCACGGCCGGGCTGGACCCGAAGGATTCCATGCCGCCCACCGCGGCGGGCCGGATCGGGCTCCTCAAGATCGCCTCCATGTTGCAGGAGGACAAGCTGGTGGCCGGGGGCGACGATCACGCGCTGGCGGCCGGCAACGACCGGGCGCGGGCGCTGGACATCGTGAACAACGAGGCCAACCCGCTCTACAAGGCGTATCACGACGGCAACGACCCGCGCCACAAGCAGGCGCTGGGGCAGGTGATGGCGCTCAACGAGAGCTACGCCCGGCGGATGAAGGCCGCGGGCCGGCCGATCTAGGGAGGGGGTGAGCGACATGCCATTCGCCTCAGAAGCGCAACGCCGGTTCATGTGGTCTAAACATCCCAAAATCGCCCGCCGTTGGGCGAATGAGAGTAGGGGAAAGAAAAAGCTGCCCTACCACAAGAAGAAGTGATTTTCGGCGTGATTCATGGCGGACGCCGGCTCGCTCGCGGGGCCGGCGTTCTTTTTGTGCTTGTAAAGTTTTGACGACCGCCCATTAGCTTGCCCCAGCCGAGGCGGCGCAGGGACACTTCCCAGCGAACCCACTCACCAACTCGGATAGTGTCCGAGCTTAACCCCGAATATCGGGAGACTTGAGTGGAGGACGAACAGGTAGTTAAACCGTTCGTTACATAACTTGTTTATGGCTAGTAGTATCCCTGACCATTATCGGATCGTGTTTGACGATAACTGGCGGCACTTGCTTCAGCAGGAAAAACACATTCTGGAGGGCACCTACGAAATCAAGGACTGCCCCGGTGAAGTGGCGTACTTCGACCAGATCGGCCTCGCCACGATGAACCAGATCACGACCCGCACGGGCCGTTCGACCCCGCAGGACCCGACTATGCCCAAGCGCGCGGTCTTCCCGCTCCCCTACGACTGCGTGATGTGGATCGACGAGTTCGACAAGGTGGCGCTGGGCGACCTGCCCAACCCGCAGGGCGCGATGGTGCAGTCCCACGCCTACGCGGCCAACCGCACCAAGGACAAGATTCTGATCGACGCTGCGCTCGGCACCGCCTACACGGGCAAGGCCGGCAACGTGCCGATTACCTTCGACGCCAATCAGGTGGTGGCCGTGACGTACGTGCGCACCGGCTCGGCGGTCAACTCCGGCCTCACGCTGGCCAAGATTCTGCAAGCGAAGTACCTGATGGACACGGCCAACGTGCCCATCGTGACGAGCGAGCGGGTCATGGTCGTGTCGCCCAAGCAGGTGCAGGATCTGCTCAACGACGTGGAGCAGGTCAGCAACGACCGCTACGTGGAGGTCAAGGCGCTGATCGACGGCAAGGTGAACGTGTTTGCCGGCTTCGAGTGGCGCGTCATCGCTGACATCTCCAGCACCGTGGCCATGATCCCGCTGACCTCGGGCGGCATCCGTTCATGCTTCGCCTACCACAAGATGCAGGCGCTGGCGTGGGCCAAGGGCGAGGACGTGAAGGCAAAGATCGACATCCTCCCGCAGCAAAACGACGCGATTCAGGTCCGCACCACCCTCATGGGCGGGGCGACCCGCAAGGAAGAGGCCCGGGTCGTGGAAATCCTCTGCGACGAGTCTCCGTAACCCTCAACCACAGAAAGGAGAAAAACCAACATGGCTACTCAACTCTATACGGATGTGGCAGGGACCTCCGGCCAGTCGGGCGTGCAGTTGTCCGACCGGCAGGATTCCGAGGTCGTGTGCGGCGTCGTGCTCATTGCGACGGCCACCTACACCTTCACGGGCGCCGAAGTGGCGACCAATGTCATCAATATCGTGGAGCTTCCGGCCGGCGCGGTCGTGATCCCGCATCTCTCGCGGGTCACGGGCTCGGCCAGCATCGCCTCGACGCTCACGATTTCCATCGGCAACGCGGACGGCACGCCCGTGGCGACGAAGTTCTCTTCGGCGCTTTCCATGCAGAACTCGTTCGATGCCGTCCTGACCGGCGGCACGGCCTCGCTCACGCCGTACACCCTCACGGCGCAGTCGTTCATCACCGCCACACTGACCACCGCCAGCACCATTACGGCGGGCAAAGTGCTCGTTTTCCGCATCGCTTACAAGGTCTCCTGATCGTGTGGGCTGACGGAACTTGAAAGGCAGGCGCCGGGGAATAGGGGTGTTCTCCCGGCGCCTGCACCCCTTTTTGTGTCCACCCTGACCCAAGTAAATATCGCCAATCTGGCGCTCTCGCGCATCGGCGCCAAGGCCATCACGACGATGGCCGACAACACGCCGACCGCCCTCGCAGTCAACACGTGGTGGACGCAGGCCGTTTCCATCGTGGCGCGCAGCGCCCCGTGGAATTGCCTGATGAAGCGGATGATGGTGGACCCGGTGGCGGGCTACCCGCCGGCCGTGGTGGACAACGTGGTACCCGAATACCTCTACGAGTGGTCCGCCGAATACCAGCTCCCGGCCGATTACGTGCGGCTGGTGGAACTCAACGGCAACGACGTGTGGGATGCTGATGGCACGTTCAACGGCGACCAGTACGAAATCTATGGGCAGGCCCGGCTCAACCCGGCCCCGCCCGCCAGTTCGTCCGCTCCGGCCCTGTACGGCCCGGCCCTCTTTGCCAATCCCGACCCGGACCCGACCACCGGAGACCCGCCGCAGGCGGACATGAAGTACGTCTGCTACACGGACGACACGACGGTTTATGATTCGCTCTTCATCGACTCGCTCATTTGCATCTTGGGCGCGCGCGTGGCGACTGGGCTGCGCAAGGACGACGCGCAGATGGCCCTCGCGCTGGAAAACGAGTTTACGAAGGTTTTGCTGCCCAAGGCGATTCGCGTCAATTTGAACGAGGGCAAGCCGGTGCGCTACGATCTGGCGAGCGAGAGCCGGTTTGTGGCGTCGCGCTGGGGCAGCACCAACGGGTAGGCCATGCCCCGCAATCTCAAGAGCATCGTTTCCCTCAATGCGGGAGAACTCTCGCCCCTTGTTGATTCGCGGGTTGACCTCGCCAAGTACGCCAGCGGTTGCCGGGTGATGCAAAACGCCGTGGCGCAGAAGTACGGCGGCGCCACGCGCCGTCCCGGCCTTTATTACCTCGGGACCTCCAAGTACGGCGACTCGGGCTACACCGTGCGCTTGCAGGCGTTCAAGCTCTCGACCGAATCCAATTACTGCGTGGAGTTCGGGCACGAGTATTGCCGTTTCATCAAGGGCAGCGCCTACATCATGGACGGCGATTATGCGTATGAGATCGTCTCGCCTTACACCGCGCTGACCGTCGATGCCGTGCCGCAGGTCAACGCGCTCCAAGTCTGCCAGATCGGCAACGTGATGTACCTCACGCACCCGGACTGGCCGCCCTACAAGCTGACGCGGGTGAACGACACCAACTGGACCTTGGCGGCGGTGGCCTTCGACGTGCCGGCGCTCATGGATCAGAACCCGAGCGAAATCACCATTGCCGCCTCGGGCACGACCGGCACCGTCAGCCTGACCGCCTCGGCCGCGGCTTGGGTCACAGCCACCCACTACCAGCCCACCAACGCGGTGGCGGTCGCCGGCATCCTCTACGTCTGCCTCGTGGATCACGTTTCCGGTTCGTTCGCCGCCGACCTGTCCGCCGGCTATTGGGAGGATCAGGTCATCTTTGACTCGACGCATATCGGCAGCACGTGGCAGCTCAACTACCTGCGCGACGCCAACGAGGTGGACTACGATCTGACTGGCGACGGCACCTCTTCGACCATCTACTGCCTCGGCGCATGGGAGGTCCGCACCTATGGGGTGTGGTCGGCCGACATCACCGTGGAGCGCAGTGACGACTACGGGACCACATGGAAGACGGTCCGCTCCATCACCGGCCGGGCCGACCGCAACGTGGACCTGACCGGCACGGCCGAGACCAACGCCCTCTACCAGCTGGTCGTGACCAACTACGCCGTGCCGGACGTGCCCGGCGTCACGACTCCGCGGGTCATCTTCGAGGCGGTGGACGCCTTCCTGCCCGGACTGGTCAAGATCACGGCGGTAACCGATTCCTACCATGCCACGGCCACGGTGGTTTCCACGCTCTACGCCGCAGCTTCCGTGCCCGACGCCACGCCCTACTGGAGCGAGGCCGCGTGGAGCGATTTTCGCGGCTACCCGGCCGCCATCACCGCCCACGAGCAGCGCGTCATCTATGGCGGGAGCGCCTTCCAGCCGCAGCACCTCTGGGGCACCTACATCTCCGACATCGAGAACTTTGACCAGGGCGACGGGACGGACGCGGCTGCCGGATTCTCGCTCGACATCGCCACGGTGGACAACAGCCCGATTCGCTGGCTGGCCTCGGGCGACGACCTCATCATCGGCATGTCCAACGCCGAGTGGGTGGCCTCCGCTCCCGACTCCAATCAGGTGCTCTCCGCCACCAATTTCAAGGTGCGCCAGCAGTCGGATTTTGGCAGCAACACCATGCAGGCGGTGATTGTGGGCGATGCCCTCATTTACGTGGACCGCTTCGGGCTCACCGTGCGGCAATTCCTTTTCTCCATCGCCACGAGCAAGTATATGTCCAGCGACCTGACGGCGCTGGCCGAGCACATCACCTATCCGGGCATCTTGCGCATGGACGTGCAGAAGCAGTTTGAGAAGTACCGGATCATCTGGTTCATCGCGGGCGGGCAGTTGCTGGGGCTCACCTACGATTTGGAGCATGAGGTGGTGGCGTGGCACCGGCATCTCGGGCGCCCCGACAAGGATGAGTTTGTGGCGGTCGCCTGCGTGTACGGGGCCACCTCCGCCACGGCGGACGACGTGTACGTGGCGGTCCGCCGCACGGTCGGGGCCTCGACCTACATCTTCATTGAACACATGGCGGACCGCCTGTGGGAGCACGCAAGTTTTTTTGACCCCGCCCCCGGGGTGTGGGGGCAAACGTGGGGCGGTCCGGCCGGAGCGGACGGGACGTTCCAGTGGTACGGTTACAAGCCATTCACGTGGGTCGATGATGGTTCGATTCCGGTCTACTATCTGCTCGACACCGGAAGCGGGTTCTCGAAGCGGCAGGACTGGTTTGCGATGCCGTACGATTCCGGCACGACGGTGGGCTCCATCTCAGCTCAGGATTTGGGTGGGGCACTCTTGGTCAACCAAACGACGGGATTGGTCACGGGAAACTTTGCCGCCATCTGGATGTACACGGGCAATTTTTGCACCGGCAGTTCGTGGCGGGGTTCGTATGGGGGTTACACCGGCGATACGTTCGTCACCTATTCGTCATTGGTCTTTTCAGACCTGTTGCCATTTGTGTGGGTTGTCGTAACGACGCCGACCCAGCGCATCTATTCAACCCCGGATTATCCGACTCCTCCGGGAGAACTCATTACCTACTGCGGAAACCCCATGTGGGGCAACCCCGGCGACTCTGCGCAGGAAATCCTCAGCAACCAGATGACGATTTCACAGGCCGCCGCCAACGGGACCGCCGTTGCGCAGCAATTTGACGCCACCACGAGCATTGTCTCGCATGACAATTCCACCAACCAGACGGTCGGGCGGATCAGTTCGGTAAACGTGTCCACGACCGTGCCCAATCGGACGGGCTACGTGCTGGCGACTTTCAATTACTCACGAATCCCGCTGTCCGGTGGCGCGCCTGTGACGCTCTCGGAAAGCATCAGTTATCCGGTGGCCAAGGGATCAACCCTATCCTCCACCCAGGCCGTTCCGGGCTTGCTCGGTTACGCAACCACGTGCATGGGCATAACCTATCAGGATATAGATCTGTCTGCCGAGGATTTCTCCGGGCTGGTGGATGGCTGGTACGGCGATACCACCGGCGGCAACGACCCCGGCGGGGATTTTGGACCGCCCGCGAGCATGGGGATGGAAGGATCGTGGCTGAGTGTGGACGATTTTTCCGGCATGGCCGACGGGGTGATCCTAACAATGATGACCGGGGAAAATTGGGCAGGTCCCGGCACTTTTGGCCAGAGCGACTATGCCCAATGCTATGATGATTTCTCATCCTATCCCGATGGCGATCTGCCGCTGGGCTACGCCGGAATCGGCTGGGCTTTTGCCGGCACCTTCGGGCTGAATGTGTATGTCGCCTCGGCGGATGACTTCAGCGGCTATGTGGATGGCACCTATGACACGCTCGCCAACCTCGACCTGTCGTGGGCGGACGTGGGCACCTTCGGGCTCAACGATTACGTTCGCAGCACCGACGATTTTTCCAGCTACGCCGACGGCACCTATGCAAGCCTTGACGGCGGAACCAATTGGGCTGGACTTGGCACCTTCGGATAACTAGGAGGCTACTATGGGACTGGGCATCAAATGCACGCTCACCGGGATTGCGCAGGGCATCCCCCCGGCCCGCGGCAACTATCACCGGCAGTCGAACGTCACGACGACATGGAATGAGGTCCGCATGGGAATGCTGTTCCAAGTCATTCCGGCCACCGCGTTTGGAGGCACCAATGACGGGGCCAGTGTGGTCGAGACCGTGACGGTGGCGAGCAATCTGGACTGGATTTGCATTGGCATGATGAACACCCGGGCGAATTCCTCCATTATCCCCGGCACCGCTGGAGCGCAGTTTGCCGGCACCGGTTATGGAGTCGTCAATGGCCAGACCGTCGCGGCCGGATCAAATTCTGGAGGATCGTCGTCATTGACTGGAAGTTACCGGAAAATGATAACCACCAACGGAGTGACAATCATCGGTCAGGATACTGCTAGCGGTGGAGGTCTGGCCATTCTTTATGCCCAATACGCGGCGGCCAGCGGTTACAATTATGCTTCATTTTATGGCATGAAAATCGTGGTGGGTAATGCCGGCCTGTCCACCCAAACCCTGACTATCCGTGATGGCTCGGATCTCGGACCATTTTCTCTCACTACCCAAGCATCGGTGATTCCAAAGCTGTTGGAACGTCTGACTAATGTAAGTTGGGACACATACAGCACTCCGATCGCATGGAATGCGGGCGGAGTGGCGCTGCCGCTGCCCGATTGCATCTTTGTGCGCCTGCCCTTCTACAACAACTGCCTGCGGATGCTGGCCTACGAGGCGGTCAAAATCTCGTGAACATCGGGCCGGGCACGCCCAACATAGTTGACGCCATGTTCGCCGATTCGGCGGTCATGCTCACCAACCAGATGGCCACGCACATCACGGGACTTGACCGGCTGGATGGGGAGGTGGTGGTCGTGACCATCGGGGGTCTGCTTTCGACGGGAGGCGCCAATGGCCGTTACACTGTGACCGGCGGGGCAATTGACGTGCCGGACGTGCCGACCGGCGGGGCCAATGTGGTCATTGGGTTGGACTATACAACCGTCATCGAGCCCAACCGGCTGCCCGAGGAACTGACCAAGGCCATCGGGCGAGTGAACCTGCGCCTCTACAACAGCCTCGGGGGGACAGTCGCGGCCGGGCAGAACGCCACCGCCTTTGCCATCACCTACGACGGGACCGGAATTGCGCAGGAGGGAGGGGTCTATACCGGCGAGGTGGAACTGGACACCCTCGGCGACTACGGCCTCGACGTGCCGATTGTAATTTCCCAACCCGACCCGCTGCCGTTGACGATCCTCGCCATCGTGCCGCGCTTTGATCAAACCGGGACTCCCTGACATGGCCGGACCTTGGCTGATTCCTATCGCACTCGCCGTTTCCGCCGCTGGCACCGCGGGAGCGGGTGTGATGCAGGCGCAGTCCTCGCGTCGGGCCGCGGCCACCGCCCGCACCGTGGCCGACTACAACGCTGCGCAGGATCAGGCGCAGGCCCGGCAGGCGGAAATCGACGCACAGGAGAACATCCGCCGGCAGCGCGATGCCAACAAGACCTACCTTTCCAAGCAGCGGTCCGCGATGGCGGCAGCCGGCGTGCTGGAGACGGGCAGCGAACTGGACCTGCTTGCCACGACCGCCGGGCGCATGGAGCAGGGGATTCAGGATCAGTGGCGCGGGACCGAAATCGGCACCCAGAACCTCTATGCCGCCGCCAAGGTGGGACAGCTTGAAGGCTACGCGCAGGCTGACTACTACTCCAGTCAGGCCACAGCCTCGCTGTTTTCGACCGGGGCCAAACTGGCCGATACTGCCTTCAGGGCCCAAGACGAGGGGGTTTTCGGATGAGCAATATCCCCGCTGTCCCGGGCGCCGAGTCCGCCCAGACGCCTTCCAACCGCCCCAAGCTGGATATGGGGGCCATGACTGCTCCGGCGCGCGGGCGCATGGCCATTGCCGGGGCGGTGGGCCAGTTGGGCGACGTGGCGGGGCAATTTGCCTTCAAGATGCAGGAGGCGCGCAACAGCGCGGCCATCTCGCACGCGGACTTGGTGATGAGCAAGGCCAAGGACGATTTCCAGCAGTACATGGCGCAGAACCCGGACGACTGGAAGAATTGGGGCGCCAAGTGGGAGGACACGGCAAACTCGGCGCGGGACAAGGTTTTCACGGACATGGACGGGCGCACGGTGTCCCCCGTGGTGCGTCGCCGGCTGGAACAGGCTTTCCCGGCGTGGAACCAGATGGTCGGCTCCGAGGTGGGCATGGCCTCGACCAAGGCGGAAATCGGCGACATCCGCAGCACGGTCAATCTGGCGGCCACCCTCGCCGCCCAACAGGGCAACGAACCGAAGGCGATTGAGACGTGGAACAGCCCGGCCGCCAAGCGCGCCTTCCCCGAGGCGGAACGCAACGCCAATCTGGAGCAGGTGGGGCAGGTGGCCGACCTTGCGGCGGCCGTCAACGGCATCAACGCCAACCCGGCGGCGACGCTCTCCGATCTGGAGGACAAGACCGACAAGGGCAATTACCGAAACTTCAAGCGGCTCACGGAGGAGCAGCGGTATTCGTTGGTGGGCGAGGCGCGGGAGCGCGTCAACCAGCAGCAGGGCGAAAATCTGCAAGGCTTCATCGACCGCGTGGCGACCAACCCGATGAGTCCGCCCGGCGATGCCGAGCTGCAGCAGGCGGTCAAGGCCAAGGCCATCACCGCCCGGGGGGCCAACAGCATCCGGGCGCTCGTCAAGAAATCCAATATCGAGGAGTCCCCCGACTGGGCGCTCATCCTCGACATGCAGGTGCACGACCACGATTTCACGACCGACCCCGAGCCGGAGAAGAGCGCGAGGGAGTTCCGCGACGAGGCGGCGGCGCTGCCGATTGCCCTGCAAAAGCCGATTCAGGATTTCCTTTCGACGCGGATGAAAGAAGCCCGCGCCAAACAGGCCGCGGATCCAACCGGCACCGGTCCGTCTGTGATTGCGGAGATGGACCGGGAAGATAGGTCCAATGGTGCTTTTCTTCCTTCCTTCACTACCCCAGCCACGACAGGAGGCTTTTTGTGGTCTAGCTATGTCAAGCCCGGAACAGTTCAGAAACCGCCTAAATTGTCCGTAGTTAGTTCAAAGGACATGACTGATGCGCAGGTGCAAGAGTGGTATGGCGAAGGGATGACGGTCAAGAAGTTGCTTTACTCAGAGCAACTCCACTATGCCAAATACAAAGACCGGATGCGAGCCATCGAAAAGGCGCACCCGGATTGGACCGTGGAGCAGTTGTTGCGGGCGAGACATGAGCTTTTGCAGACGGATTCCACTATACGCGCCGGGTCGGGAAATTCATCCGGCCAACCAATTCCTCCGGTTGAGGGCAAAATTTATGTCGATGGAAATGGTAATCGGGCGATGTGGAAAGATGGTCTTTGGCAGGAAGTGAAGTGACCGATGGCTTTCGATCCAGCAACGGCGGTTCCCGAAAGCCCGGCGACCTTCAACCCGGCGACCGCCAAGTCGGCGGAGGAGGGATGGAATCCGTTTACCCAGCCGGATTTTGCCCGGCGGATGACCCAATTAAGTGAGAACATGCCGACGACCCATTGGGGGTTGATCAAGCGCAACTTCTCCATGTTATCGGAGTTTGCCCAAAAGCCGATTGCAGAACTGCCCGACCTTCCGGCCATGCCCGACGTGCCGGGGATGTTGCAGTATAATCCCGCGCTTTGGGGCGGAGTTTATCGTGGGGCAATCAAACCACTCATTGAGGGAGTGGAAAGTCCGCTGGGGATTGCCACTTTGGGAATTTTCGGAGAAATGCGCGCCGCTGCAAAACTTGGTTCTCCCGGCGCTATCCGAGCCTATAAATCAATGGTAGGGGGGTTCTGGGCTTTGATGACTGGGCAGACAGTAATGCAGACGCCGGACGTGATTAAGACTATAAAAAATCCTGCGGCTACTCTTGAGGACAAGGTTAGTTCGGTGGCTGGAGCCGCTTCATCGGCTTCGATGGCAGTGGTCGGTGCGCTGGGGTTGGTCGAGCAATTTCATCCCGATACCTTGCCGGCAATCGAAGGGAAGAACATCGCAGAAGTACCCCCGATTTTACGCAGTCATGCCGAAGCGGCTCTTACCCCCCAAGCCAAAGCCGCGCTTGAACTGGCTGCCGACACGATTGAGCGGGCCACCACGGCGACGGAAGAACCCAAGCCGATGCCTGCCGGTGCGGTCTATTTAGGGAAGAAACCTTTGGTGATGGAGGGGGAACCCCCTGTTGACCAATGGCAGATTGACCAGACGCCCGATTCTCCCCGGGGCCGTACCGTTGACCGGGCGACGCTTGAAAAAGAAGGCTATGTGGTCCCCGATGAACCCGGTGCGCCGGGAACGGTGCCGCCGATGCCGGGAGAACCAGTGACCTGGGGTCCAATTCCGGGGCAGGCAAAAGAACATGTGTTTGGGCAGGAAGTGCCGCTGACCTTCGACCCGCAGAAGGCGGTTCCTGAAATCGCGGAACTTCGCCGTAAGGCCACGGTTTTTGCCGCCAAGATGGCAGATAGCGAAAGTGCGCTGGACGCGACCGCGATCAAATCCAACCTGCTGGATATGGCCAAGGGGTTGCCACCGGCCGAACGCGGCCGTTTTTCACAGGCCATCGCCAACGCAATGGAACGCCCCGTGATCGGCAAGCCCCGGGAGGGTATGTATCGCAACGCCATGACGGTGATGTTTCGGATGCTCAACCGCGGAGATGAGATTCAGCGCAATGGCATCATCGCCGACATTCAAGGGACGATGCAAAAGGCGTTGGATTCGCCAAGCGTGGACGTGGCCTATAAGCGGAAGATCGAGCAGGTCTTGCAGCGCGTGGCTTTCAAAGGTATTACGGACGTTACCCGGAGTTCGCTAGAGGGGACGCGGGAATACATCGCCTCCAAGGGAGATGCGCATGGCGTGCCGGATGATGTGGTGCACAAATTGGAGCAGTTAACCAAGACGCCGGCGCGGGAATTGCCGCTCAACGTCCTTGAATCGCTGCGTGAGCAGGTGGATTCGCTGGTCCGGCTAGGTAAAACCACCGTGCGCAGCCGTCAGGCGCTTTACGATCTTGAGCAGGGAAGGCTGGCGGATGAAATCAAGGCTGGCAACGCCAGCGCTCTTGACGAGCGGACCGTGACGCGCACGCCCGGCGAACAAGTCTCCCTTCCGGTGCGGGTCAGCCGGGCGGTCGAACAGAAAGTGGTCAAGGGGTTGGACTACGCCCAGAAGATTGAGCGGTCGGTCTTGGTGCGCGACGTGATGCTGGATATTCTGGATGGTGACGCCAACTACACCGGACCGCTCAACAAGATTTTCGGGGGTCGGATTGACGCCGATTACAATGCGGAAATGAATCTGCGGCGGTCGCTCCATGAACCACTAGAGAAGGTGCTTGAGCGCCAGAAGTTTTCGGACGTGGAACTGGAGCGGATCAGCATCTATGCCATCGCCCGGGAAAAGAACGGCGTGCAGCGGTTACTCGATAGCGGCGTTTCTCCCCAGACCATCGCCAGCGTCAACGAGACCATCACGCAGAAGGAACTGAAATTCTACGGGACGGCGCGACAGTTGTTCGACGAGACCGTTTACCCGGCGCTCAAGAAGTTCATGCGGGACAACTACAATGTGGAGGTGGCCAAGGTGGATAACTACTGGCCGTTCCAGCGTGACTATACGTTGGTTGAACCCAACCTCAAGACGCCAGAGTTGAAGGCGGCCAAGGGTGATGAAATTGGCTTTGACGAAATGGCCACATGGCGCTCGCTGGAGCAGGATTTCATCCCCCGGTCCACCACCAAGACAGAGCAAGGCATGACGATTGCAAGGCTGCCCGAGGCGCATGGCGCGGTTCGGCTTAACGCCGTCGATGTGATCGACCGCCATTTGCGTCAGGTGGCGCATTTACTTTCCTATCAGCGGGACATGAAGATGCTGGGGCAGATCGCCCGGGAGGATTGGTTTGGTGAACGGTATGGCAAGTTGGGCCAGAAATATGTGCTGGACCTGCTGGACACGGTTTCCCGGGATTCGGCGCCTGCCGCAGCCACTCGCACGGCATGGATAGACTGGCTGACCAAGAATACTTCCGTTGGAATCATCGGCCTGCGCCTGCTTTCCCAGATGAAGCACGCGCCCAACGTCGCCTTTTCGTTTTTGAAAAACGTGCGTCCCGACTACATGATCCGGGGATATGCCGAGGCGTTGAGCAGCGAGGGTCGCGCTTTTGTGCGAAACAATTTTGCCGAGATCAACCAGCGGTTTGGCGGAGAGCCGGCGATTGCCGATGTGGCCAATGGAAACCTGTGGCGCAAGGTGCAGGGCTCATCCTTCTTCTTGGAGCGGGCGCTCGATTCCTTGGACGCCCGGGCCGCGGTGCTGGGCCGATACTTTCAGGAACTTGAGAACCGTGGCATCGATTCCAAAAACTATTCGGGCCTTCCGGTGGATAAAGAGGCGCAGCGAATGGCCGTCCTGATCTCCCGGCAGGCGGTCACCTCGCCGTTACGTAAGGACATTCCACAGGCGATTTCCCGTGGCGCCCTGACCGGGAAGCAAATGTCGTGGGCGCGGGCGCTGTTTCAATTTCAGAACACCATGTTGCGACAGTATGGGTTTGTCCGGCATGATATTTGGGACTTGGGATTGAAGAAACTCAACCCGTCTCAATTCGCCACCGCCACGCTGGCATTCCTGTCCATGCTCGCGGGTGAAACCTTGATTGTTGAAACTAACCGCAAGCTGATTGGCGCCGCTTCCACAAACAAAGAGGAGGAGAGTTTTGCCAAGGGGATGGCCACGGAGGCGTTGCGGCGGGTGCCATTCGCGGGCAACCTGGTCACTGCAGCCACCTATGGCGATACCGGAATGCCAGTGGTGGACACAATGGTTGGAGGAATCAGGGCCGGCGGGAAACTCGTCACCCAGAAGGGCCAATTTGGCCAGAAACTTAGCCAACGTGAAGCCGCCAAGGCCAAAGTGGATGTAGCTGCTTTTGCCGGCGAAGTGACCGGCATCCCCGGAGCCTCGACCGCCGCGCAGATTTACAAGAACAAGATCATGCCCAAGCGCAACGCCTTCACCCTGCGCGCCCAATGAGCGAACGACCGACAGAGGACTTGCTGGCAGACCCCGCCGAGACGGGGAGGCATGGTTGCCTGTTGCCGGAGATTGAGGATGACCAAGGCCACTGCGATGCCGCCTCCGAGGAGGAGGAGGAGGAGGACTAGGGTTGACCATGAAGTATCCCGACGAAACCGTGATGGTGGTCTGCAACCCGCTTTTTGTCTCGCAGGCGGCGCGGCTGGCGCGCGACTTCGGGCACGTCCTGCTGCATGTTCCGCCCCACGGGAGTTTCGTGACCATGAACGCCGGCATGGTGGGCCACGGGTTGCCGGGGGTCGAGCGAGTCGAATCCATCTTCTGCCCGCAGTTTGACGAAATCGGCACGTTCGTTTTCGCCGATCTGGGCTTTGCCGACGTGCAGACCTACCTTGAATCCATCGGCAAGAACGTGTGGGGCTCGCGGCAGGGCGAGGAACTGGAGTTGCACCGCGAGTTGTGCAAGCAGGCGATGGAGGGGGTCGGGCTGCCGGTCCAGCCGTGGAAGAAACTGACCGGCATGGATGACTTGCGCGCCCACCTCAAGGCGCACCAAAACCAGTACGTCAAGATCAACCAGTGGCGGGGCAACTTCGAGACCTTCAAGAGCGCCAACTACGAGCTGTCCCGCGTCAAGCTGGACGAGATCGAACATGGGCTGGGTGGCTTCCGCGACCTTGCGGAGTTCATCTGCGAGGACGAGTTGCCCGACTGCGTGGAGGTGGGCATTGACACTTACATCATCGACGGCCGCTATCCCGCCTCGACCCTACTCGGCATCGAGGTCAAGGACTTGGGTTTCTGCGGGCAGTTCATGGAGTGGGGGAAGATTCCCGAACCCGTCCGGCGGTGGAACGAGAAGATGGCCCCGCTGCTGGGGCAATACGGCTACCGCGGGCCGATCAGCAACGAGAGCAGGATTGGGCGCGACCTTGAACCCATCATGATTGATGCCACCTGCCGCAGCCCCTGCCCGCCGTCCGAGTTGTGGCAGGAGCTTTACACGAACCTGCCGGAGATCATCCACGAGGGCGCGCGGGGCAACGTGGTGGACCCAAAGCCGGCGGCGAAGTTTGGCGTCGAGGTGATCATGAAATCCTCGTGGGCGGAAAAGAACTGGCAGCCGGTGGCCTACCCGGAGGAATACGCGAACCAGATCAAGCTGTTCAACGCGGTGGACGTGGACGGGACCCATTACGTCGTGCCGCAGGACGAGGAATTGCAGGAGATCGGCGCCGTGGTGGGCTGGGGCGACACGCTGGAGGCGGCGGTGGATCACATGCAGGAGGCGGCTGACGCAATCGAGGGCTTCGGGATTCAGATTCCAGAAGGCTCCATTGACAAGGCACGGGAACAAATGGAAGAACTTGCCGATTTTGGGCTGAAGCTGTTTGAGGAATAAGGAGAATTTATTACCACGACCAACACAGACAAGGTGACAGTGACGGACCGGCAGGTGTCCGGCCAGCCGGCGGATGGCACGACCGGAGGAACCAATCCGATTGGCGGCACCTACGAGCCATACCTCGGCACGCCGGCCTCGGATGGCCTGTTCCTCAAGTCCACGGCGGCGGGGGCGAGGTCTTGGGGCGCCGTGCTGGCAAACCCCATGTCCGCACTGGGCGACACGATCTACGGCGGGGTGGTGGGCGCAGCGACCGCACTCTCCGGCAACACCACCGCCGCCCGCAAGTTTCTTCGCCAGACCGGTACGGGCTCCGCCAGCGCGGCTCCGGCGTGGGACACTGTGACGATTGCGGACCTTGGCGGAACGACCGTGGGCGGAAATTTCCTGACGCTCGCCAACCCCTCCGCGATCGCCTTCCCGCGCATCAATGCGGATAACACGGTGACGGCGCTATCGGATTCGGCGTTCCGCACGGCCATCGGTGCGGGCACCAGCAGCTTTGACGGCACGTGGGGCAGCCTGAGCGGCAAGCCGGCCAACGTGGTGTCGTTTGGCTCCCTCGCCAACGCCGCGGGCTGGCTGCACAACGACGGGGCGGGGACGCTGGCCTACTCAACGCCGACCGCGGCCCAGATCGGGGCCGAACCTGCCTTGGGAAATCCCGGGACTACGGGTTGGGTCCTGTCTTCGACAACCGCCGGGGTCAGATCATGGGTCGCGCAATCCGGCGGCGCTTCCGGGGCAAACCCAACTGCATCCGTCGGTCTGAGCGCCGTCAATGGAAGTGCAGCAACCTTCATGCGAAGCGACGCGGCCCCATCGCTGGACGTCTCAATTTCGCCAACATGGACCGGCACACACACCTTTGGGTCAGGCAAGCTAATCGGCACCAATCTGACGGGGCCGGCCGCCACCGACCTGTCGCTACTCGCGGGCAGCGGCAACCAGAATGTCATCCTCACACCCTCCGGCAGCGGCATCGTCAGCATTGGCACCACTGACTTGGTGCTGACGGACAACACCACTTACAGGACCTGGCAAGGCCGCTCGACCGCGGTCGGCTGGGGTTACATGGTCCAACGCACGGGTGCGACAGCCGGCTTTGCCGGATTGGGCGTGGGCCAAAGCGTCTACTATGAGGGCCAGCTTGCCAGCGGCGCCTACTCCGGCCTGACCGCCGTGGTGGCGAGCCGGGTGGTCCAATACATCCTGCGCGGCTATGACGGCGCTAACTGGCAGGCGGGCGCCTCCATGCAATTCAACGTGCTCGAAACATGGAGCGGAAGCGCCCGGGGCTGCGAGATCAACTGGACCGCCTACACATCCGCCACCACGACGGCTGTCACGATGAAGTTCAGCAACGCCGGGAACCTGCTGATCGGCGGGACGGCGGACACCGGGCTGACCGGGGCGGGGGGATTGTCAGTGTTCTCCACCACGGCCTCCAGCAGCAAGACCACCGGCTCGGCGATCTTTGGCGGGGGTGTCGGCATCGCCGGGGCGGTGTACGCCAACAGCGCGGTCCTGACCACGGCGCTGGCGATCAGCAGCGGCGGGACGGGGCTTACCTCGACCTCGCAAAACTATGTCTTTCTCGGGCCGGTCAGTGGGGGCAGCGGGGCGCCGACTTGGCGCGGGCTGGCCTTGGCCGACTTTCCCTCCATCGCCAACAACACCATCCTCGGCAACACCTCGGGCGGGAGCGCGGCGCCGAGTGCGCTGACTGGCGCGAATGTGCGCACGATTTGCGGGCTGGCCACGACGGACAGCCCGACGTTTGTTGCTCTGACGACTTCCGCTGTGGCCGCCCTGACCACGGCAGCGGAATCTTGGGTGGGGCCGTCGAGTACGGCAGGGATCTACTTCAAGGGAGGCAACGTCGGCATCGGGACGACGGGACCGGGGGCAAGTCTAGAAGTATTTGGGAGCGGGACAACTGTTCCACTTCAAGTTGATGCAAATTCAAACGCTCAAACTTTTCGGGCGTATAGAAATGGTAATACTGTTGGATGGGGAGTTGACGGTTTTAGTTTGTATATGAATAACAGTGCTGGAACTCCTACTCAATATGCTTTAATTGGTGCGGGAATACTTAAGAATACAGCCGGTTCAGAGGGTGGTAGATTATCTTTCCATGTTGATGAATCAGGAACATTGACTGAGGCAATGAGGATAGATAACCACGGCAACGTCGGCATCGGGACGACGGCTCCGGCCTACACGCTGGACGTGGCGGGAAACTGCAACATCTCCACCGGCTCACACTTCAAGGTCAACGGCGTGAACCTCGCTGCGGCTGACGTGGGGGCGGCTGCTTCCACCTCATTCATTGCTGGGGCTGGTGCGCTTACCGGCCCTGCATCTCCGCTGACCATAGGCACGGCAGCAGGTCATGCGGATTCGTATTTTCATCTTGCTGCCATTGCGGCCAACGAGGTCACGCTGGCGATGATGGCCAGCCTCGCGGCCAACTCGATCCTCGGCAACAACACCGGCAGCGCGGCCACGCCCCTTGCGCTCACCATTGCGCAGACCAAGACGCTGCTCGCCCTCGCGCAGGCGGACGTGAGCGGGCTGACGGTGACGGACAGCCCGACATTCGTCAACATCACCATGTCCGGCTCCCTGTACTTTACCGGCGCGAATTTCACCTGGACGCCAGTGACCGCCGGCACGCTCAGGTTCACGGCCACCCAGGCATACAACTTCATCCAATGTTACGACGGGTCGGGCAGCTATGCGATCTCCCTCTACGATGGCGCAACGGAAAAAGTTAGAATTTGGGCCGGAAACCAGTATTGGTTTTATGGCGCTCCGGTGCTGTTGGACAATTCGATCACGACCGGCGCTCCCGCGGGTGGCACGGCGGGGGCGTGGAAAATGGGCATCTGGGTCAATACTCCTACCATTCCCACCGGATATATTCAGGTGGATGTTGCAGGTACACTTTACGAAATTCCGGCCAAGGTTCACTAATCTCAACCAAAATATTTATGACAACCGCACAACAAAAAACAGACTTCCTAAACATCACGCAGGCATGGGCCACCATTTTCTGTCAGACCATGGAAATGGCTACCCGTATTTCGGACACCTACACCTCCCGGGGCTATCAAGCCGCGGGGGCAAACCCGATCACCGACACGGACGCTGCTACTATCAATTGCACGGCGGTCACGCCCGCCGCCACGTTCAACGCCTTCTTGCAGGCGGCCCGCAGCCTGACCTACCAACGCTGGTTCCCGGAGGCGGACCGCACATGAGCGATATTAACTATCCGCCCGGCGACTTTGCGGATAAGGATGGCATCACGGTCAAGGACCTGATGCTGATTCCTCCGGGTGGCGGAGTAGGCTACGCCGACATCTTCAAAAACAGCCACGTCACCAACTCGACCTTTGACGGCGTGACGGTGGTTGCCGGAAAACAGTCAGAAAACGCTTGGGATGCCAACAACGGATGTTCGGGCAACACCTACCGGCGGTTGAAGCTCTGGCCGGGGTCCGAGAGCGCCGTGCTGCTCAAGGACGGGTTTTGTGGAAACACAGTTGATGACGTGGAAATCGTACTGCATGGTGGCCACTCGGACTGGTACGAGGGCGACTACTCAGACCAAGGAGGCACCCGCAATACCGGCAATGCCTACAACAACGTGCGCATGACGGACGGTTCCCCGATACGGGTGAGCTGGACTTTCTTCCGCGCCGAGAAGCCGCGCTTCACTGATAGTGTTGTGCGCTACCAGTATCTCCTCAGCTTTTTCAGAACTTGCTATGTGGAGGCGAAATATCTATTCCCGGGGCTAATCCCATGAAGGACCCATGAAGGAAATCCCGAACAAATCCACCGCGCTCCCGCCCGCCAAGACTGACGGACTTGCCCCCACCTACGCCGACCTCCTCCGCAACGCGCTCGACTTCCCGCCGCAGGGCGGCTTCACCCTGGAGGAGATGCGCAAGCGCGGGCGCATCGACAAGGCGCTGACCGACGTGAAGGCCGGCGATGTCATCAAGCTGGAGGATGCCGACTACACCGCCGCGCAGGAGGTCATCCGCGCCGTGCGCTGGAATGGCCGCTCGCCGGAACTGCTGGCGTTCGCCGAGGCGTTTGGAGTGACCTGACATGACCCTGCGCAACCACCTCCCGCTGTCGATGCAACTCGCCCTGCTGTTCACGGGCATGGCGGTGGGCGCGGCCTTGGTGTGTCTCTGCCTATGACCTTCCGCTCCCAAGGTCGGGTGGACAAAGAGAAGACAATCCAATGCGTTTCAATTCACAACGGGGCTTAATTGATCCGCTAACCCTCGGGCTGGTGCTGGGGTTGGCCGGCGGGGTGTTCTTCGGCAAGTGGGCGCCATTCTCGTTCTTGAAGCCCAAGCCGGACACGGCGGCGCTCACGGCCGCGCAAGCCCAGCTTGCCACCGCCAAGACCGATGCTGCCGCCAAGGAGGCCGCGCTGCTGGCCGCCCACCAAGCCGAGCAAGCCCGCCTGATGGAACAGTTGCAGGCCGCCCAGCAATTCACGGTAGGCGCCGAGAACGCCCTTGTACGGGTCCCGGCGGCGCAGGCCACGCCCGAGGTCAAGGTGGGCGCGGCGCTGCTCCTGCGGGGCAACCTGCGGCTCGCCACGGCCATCGGCAAGCTGCCGCCGGGCCTCCAAGACGAGATTGTGACCATCGTTGACCAGATGCTTTCGGCGGACGCGGGCGAACTCGCCAAGGCGCAGGCGGCGCTCGCCTCCAAGGATGCTGATTTCAAGACGCTCACCGCCGAGCGCGACGCCATCAAGGCGCAGATTCCCAAGCTCCAGCAGCAGGCCGATGCCGCCAAGGAGCAGGTGGCAGTCAAAGAGCAGGCCGTGACCAGCCTCACCAATCAGGTCAAGGATTGGGCGGCCAAGAAGTTTGCCAGCGACCAGCAGGCGGGTTCGCTACTCGGCGCTCTCGCCAGCCTGCGCAACCTGTGCCTGTGGGTAGCGGGCGTGTGGGCGTTCCTCGCGTTCGTGCTTCCCGGCATCATCAAGCACATGGACAGCGGCGTGCTCAAGAACACCCTGCGCGCCGTGAGCGGTTACGCCACCTCACCGCTGCTGTTCCACGATGCCAGCAAGAAGATTTCCAGCCTGTCCGCAACCTCAACCCCGCCCTCCAAATGACTACGTTCCTGATGATGCTCGTTCTGATGATACTGTCCTTTGTAGCCGGCCTGCTGGTCGGCCGCAAGAACCCCAAGGTGGCCAACGCCGCCGAAACCCTCGCCCAAGGCGCGGAACAACTGGCCTCAAAAAAGTGATGCCATGACCGACGTGGAACAGATGATCCTCGGCATGGTCCGCGATATTAAGGTGGCGCAGGAAGCCACCGCTAAGGGAATCGTCACAATCCGCGAGTGTCTGGTGAAGCTCTCCACGTCGATGCAAGCCGTTCAGCATCAGCTGTGTCCCTCGCCGGGACTATGCTTGGAGCTGGAGCTGAGCCTCAAGAAGCTGGAGATGACTGATGCGCGGAATAAGGGGGCAATTGCGGCAACCACGGTCCTGCTGTCGGCCCTGTCGGGGATTCTGGGTGGAGCCGTGGTATTTTGGCTCAACCACGGAGCGCCGCTGCCGCACTAGTCATGGCCATCCCCGGAACCCATACAATCGCTCCTTTTCTGCACAAAGCCAAGCCCTTCACGAGCTGGCGGGACTGGTTGGCCGGCGCCCGCCTAGCGTTGGCGGGGGTCAACGCTCGATTCAGCCGTCGCTGCCGTCCCAATCATCGTCGCGCTCGTGGCGTTCCTTGGCGCAAATGATGATCTGGTCGGCGATGAAGAGGATGACGATGAGGGCGGCGAGGCCGGCGATGAGGAGGTAGGGGTGGGCGCCCATCGGTTGTTCTCCTAGCGTTGGAGCTTGCGGAACGTGTCCTCGATGAAGCGGTGGTCCGCCTGCTCGTTGACGGCATCCTGCGCGGGCGTGTAGGGGCGGCGCCGGATGTAGCCCTTGCGGACAGGAGTGGCCTCGCCGTCGTGGGTGAAGCTGACCCTGCCGGCCGCGACCAGGCGGGCCATCTCGTCCTTGGTCATCACGGGGGCCGGCTTGGGGGCGGGGTGGCGGTCGGCGAGCGCAGAGATGTTGTGCATGGTTTCGGTGACGGTATTCATGGTGAAAGTTGCATCTCCTGCTGTCCCTGTCCCGGCGCCGGAAACTGGTTGCGCTCCAGCCACGTCAGCGCCTTGGCGCGCTGCCCGATGTGCCACAAGTTCACCCAGCAGCCATTGCGCGACGGCGCCGGGCTCTTGCACCGCCCCGCCCGCTCCAGCAGACCCATGCCGGCGAGGCTGCCAACCGCGATGCCCGCAATGTGGGTATCATCCCCCACCAGCTCGCCGGGCAGGGCCGCGTCCGCCGTGAAGTCCTGCGCCGGCTGGCGCAGCGCGTAGTAGAGCAGCGCCGCTTGGCACTTGCGCAACGGGACCGGGCAGAAGGCAGTCTTGAGGACGACTGCGCGCAGGAAGTCAAGGCTGTCGGCACTCATGGTACGTTGTGCTCGTCCTCCGTCAGATGGCTTTCCAGCGCAGCGCTGTTGTTAAAGGCGGGATGCGGTCGCACGGTCGGCGCGTCGGCGTAGGTCGGAGCCGCCGGCAGGCTGGGCCGGCGCTTGACCTGATCCCACCAGGCCTCGATCACGTCCCAGCTTTCCACCTGATTCACGGGCCGGCTGGTGGCCAGCGTTTGCGCGTTGATCGCCACATAGCCCTGCAGCCGGTGGTTTTCGTCCCACTCGCGGAAGAGCGTCCAGTGGCGGTGGGTGAGGTATTTTTCCTGAATGGTCATGGGGCGCACATCAGAAGGAGCAGGGCGAGGGCGGATTCGAGCTTGTCCTCCTGTTGCCAGCATAGCTCTTGATACTCGGTCCAAGTAAGCAATCGGCTTTCGGGGGACATGTCTCCACCAAAGGTAGGAACGTCGGTTTTGGTGACGGCACCTGCCGATTCGGCGCGTCCACCAAGCAGGGAGAATTGGTGTTTCCACCTATCCCGCCTCAACCGCGCCGCGGCGAGGGCGGATCGCAGCTTGTCGCGTTCTGCCTGCACCCGCATCGCCCACCCGTTGATCCCGTCGGTCGCGTCGGGATCATCCTTCGCGGCGCAGTCCAGCACGTCCTTGTGCTCGGCCACCAGTTGCCGGTATTCCAACCGCGCCTTTGCCTGCCAGACTTTCAGCGCGGCGAGGTCGGTGGTAAGGCGGGCGAGTTCGGTCCAAATCAGTGAGGCGTCCTGCCAGTCTTGATTTGTGTAGGGACCATATTCTCCTTCGCGTCGGTTAGATACGCGGTCATTCTGTCGTTTCCATGCAGCTCGTGCTTCCGGTGTGATGCTCATTTCGTCTCCTTTCGGGCGCGGTCGATGGACTCACCGATGGTTTTGCCACTCAGCGCGGACAGGGCGGCGCGGGCTGTGCGCGTAATGCCCGTGCGGCATCTGTCGCTCACTTTATCCCATTGCCAGCCGCGGTTCTTGCAAATCGCTTTCGCCGCCCGCTCGAGGATTTCGGTGCGTGGGTATATGCTCATGGAGTCAGGTATTGTTCCAACGCTCAATCGCCGCAATGAGCGTGGGGTGACGGGTGTATATGGCCCCCGTCGTTCCATCTCGGGGATGGAGCATGATTTTCAGCGCTCGCGGCCCCCCGTTGATAATTGAGACGCGGATACAAAATTCGTGCGCGGCGAAGACTAATCGCGTAAGTGTATCGAAATCGTAGGTCGAAAGGTCGCCACTGGGCTCGCAAGACCAGTAGAGTGGCTCCTTTCTTGCCGAATAGACGTGGTGCATGCCGCCAAACACCTTGCTGAGCAGCTGCTCGGCGCGTTCTTCAAATGGAGCCAGTTTAATTTTCTGATCTGACTCGGGGATTGTTGTACTCATGGTGAAATCTCCTTCCCCTCCCCCGCCTTGCGCGGCTCCGGCTGGACCTTCTTGAGGGCGGCACAAAGCGCACGCCGCAGGGAGCGCGAGCGGCTGTAATGGTGGTTGGCGGTGCGGACATACCAATTGCCCTTGTCGAAATAGACCGCGATGAAGGCTCCCTTCTCGCAAAGCGAGTCAATGAAGTCCACGGGGCAAACGTAGCAGATAACAGGGATGGCCCTGATGAAGAGCCACAGATAAGCCTTGGCGCACCACGCCAGCGCGACGCGAAGGAGGCGGGGAAGGGTGTTCATGTCAGTTCTTCCATTTCCGGGGATCGCCCCATTCGTTTATAACTGCCGTCCGACTCATGTGCTCCCATCGGCATTTGGCGCGGAGGCGTTTTTCAGCGGAGGCGTTTTTCTTTCGGACCTCTCGGGAGATGGTCAGCAATCGCTGCCATTCTTCGGGTGTGATATATTCGCTCATGTCGTTCCTTTCGGCAGCAGCGAGCGCACGCGGGTTAGCGCAGCGTCGAAGTCGGTTGCGAACTGGGCGAGGGTTGAGGCGATGGCCGCAATGATCGCTTCGTCGCGCCGCACCCGCACGAGCAGCTTGGGCAGAAACGGGTGGTAGGACAGGAAATCCCACCACGACCGGCCCGTCACGAACAGCGAGAAGTGGACTTGCGGAAGGTAAATGCGCGGCATCCCGCCGTCGAGCAGGTAGCCGATGTGCGTGTGCGACTCCGGGCTTTTGATCTCCAGTCCGCCGTCCTCGCCCACGAGCGCGTCCGGGCTGCACCCGGTTAGACCGTCATCGCTCAGGCACAGGCCGACGTGCTGGACGGTGCAATTCTGGCTGAACTCATACCAGCCGGCGGCGGAGCCTTCCTTGACGGTGCCCTGTTCCATTGACCAGCTTCCGCCGGTCTGGCGCGGGGAACCCATGATCTTCTCCGCCACCTTCGTAAGCAGGTAGGTTCTGCGCCCTTCGCCCGTGGTCGGCTTCCAGCCCGGCGTGATGATCGCCTTGGCCTCGGAAGCCGTCACGACGCCGCACCTAGCCAGCGACCATTCCGTGCTGCCCTGCTCACAGTGGAGAATCTTCATCGGTGGAGGCGCTTCTGCAATTCGGCGAACAACTCGTCATAGCGAGCCGTCCCGATTTCCTCGTAGGTCTTAGCTCCGGCATAACGCAGGAACTTAACCTCGTCGCTGCCGGTTTCCTTGACCATCTCGGCGAGCGTTTGTGCCTGCTCGGGAGAGATGGGGGAGCCTTCGTTTCGGGCGTCCGTGTCGCGCTCGACTACGATGTTGAGCGCGTTGCAGAGCGCATACCGCTTGGCGTAGGTCATGGCGGCGCCGTCAGCCTGCGTTTCGGTAGCGCCGTAGGGACCGGAGCCGGCGCGAGCAAATGCCTTGTAGTCGCGGTGGTGCCCAGCGATGTGCTGAAGGGTGCAGGTTTGGACAATGCGGCCGTCTTGAAAGTCAGTTGAGAAGCTGATGGAAAACCCGTATCGTTTTGCCAGAGGGTCCACGGAGGCCATGATTTCCTCATAGGGAAGATAGGCGAACTTGACCCCTCCTGCCTTGGTGGGAACCTCGCGGGTGGCGCGAAAGGTTTTGAGTTCGCCCTGTAAAGCCGAAAAGGCGACCGCGAACTCTCGCTCGGCGCTCTTCTCTGCCATGTGCTCTTGCAGCGCCACAAGTCGCTCGACCACGCCGACCGATTCGGCGGTGAGCTTGCCCGAGTCGATCAGCTTGGCGATGAGGGAGAGCGGGGAGGCGGTTTCTGGCACCACGAGGGCCAGCGTTGCCTGCGGGGGGGTGTCGGGGCTCATGGATCAGTCCTCACTTCGTCGGTCGGGCGCAGGGTGCGACGCGGGGTCTGCTCGCGGATGTCACGCAGAGCCTCGTGGTAATCATCGAGCAGACCC